AGGGGGTTACTTCTACAACGGACGTCTAAGGAAGTGTGTTACCGACTTGCCAATTGGCCTGCCGTTCATGCCTAACTAGCATGACACTTCCACCATGATACCCATACGGGCTCCTGGCGCGACGTTTCTTGGGATCCGGGGGTAGTCCCCCCGGTCCGTTGTCTGCATGCGGCGTACGTTAAATCGTGCAACGCATACTGTAGACGACCCTGGCTTACGCGAGTGATCGCTAGGCTTATTTACTGGAAGCCATCCATGAAAAAGCATACATCGACAAAAGCCCCATACTCTCGGACACGTAACCGTAACTGGTTGGTTCCGATTTCAGGTGCTGCGTATATGTATTCTGAAGCAAACGGCGTTCGAACGGTGGTTGCGGATTATCCGCGTTTCTACCTCCATGAGAATAAAGTTGAGCTTTTTGATTGGGTTACTCCGGGCTACGAGAAACTTGTAGCTAATGGGAAAATAATCAATAATCCCATGCACTCGGAGTGTTGGTCATATACCGACGGCATTGGAGGTTTCACAGGTCACTACACGAGCGGTGATACATATGCTCACTGGAGTGAAACTAAGACGGGTACCTTTTATTTTGGTGTCCCGACTCCTGCGACTCATGGCATCAATATAGCCAACCTTCAACAATACGTGCAAACCAAGTGCCTTGCCTCTGCACAGACTTCGTCTCTGCAGGGTCTTGTGGCTATCGGTGAGGGGCATAAGACCCTTCAAATGATCATGCATCCGCTTTCTGCGTTTGCATCCTTAATTCAGCATGTTGCTCAATTAAGGGCCGGCCGCAAGAATATTGCCATTTCCAGTCGTGGTAGAACTCTTACCATTAATGGCAGGGTGTTCAAGAACCCCAATTGGAGATACAATGGCCCTGGACGTCTCGTCCGACCGCCCGCAACGAATATAGTGATCCCAGCTGGGAAAGCTATTTCGGGTGCAGTGTTGGCGAACAACCTTGGTCTGCGTCCTCTTATGATGGATCTTGAGGCATTCTTAAAAGATATCCCCAATGCACATCAAAACGCCCGCAACACTTTTCGCTCTAAGCTTAGCGATTCGTGGTCTACTACTGTGATCACCGATCGCAGTATAGCGGGTATCGCGTTCAAAATCAGAACCACCACGGAGGTGAAAGCCACCGTGAAGGCTATGTGTATGACTCGCGATAAGTTTGATATCCTCCAAGACTTCGGCATGTCAGTTTATGACGTGCCTTCGGCCATGTGGGAGTTCATTCCGTACAGCTTCCTCGTTGATTATGTTGTCAACGTGGCTGACTTGCTAGCTGCCCAGAGAGCACTACAGACGCAAGATATTCTTTGCGCCTCAGTGTCCACCACTATTGATACCGTGGTGACCGAGAGTGTACTTAGTGCCATTTTACCGGCGCCTTATATCCTCGATACTGGAGTTTCCGGCTCGTCCCAACTTACTTGTACTGCGAAAACTCGTACTGTTGGTTTTGATAATGTCGGCTTTGCTTACCGGCCTGTCTCACAAGTCGCAAGACCTACCGTGATACAGAATACCCTTTCGCTAATTGTTCAAGCCCTGACCTCCATTGGAGGGAAAAGAGCGAGGACTTTCTACTAGGAGGCATTCATGCCCTTAACTATCAGCACCAAAACGTACACCAACGACAGCAACCCCACTCCGGACTCGTCCAAATACATCGGACCAGCTCACACCGCCACTGTGAAAGACATGGCTATCCTGAAGCGCATCGCGCCCAAGGCCACCAAGGATTTCGCAGGCGTTGCTCGGAGCTCTGAAAAGACGGTTAAGTCCGTTCTTATTGGAGGCATTACCCGTGACTTGATCGCCGAAACGACGTTCAGTTACCCAGTCGGTGCAGATGCTGCTACAGTGACCGCACTCCGTGTCGATCACTCCAGCTTGTTGGCCTCAGCGCCCACCCAAACTTTGGTGGACAACGCTAAGATCAACTACTAGGCCAATGTTCCGGCCCAACACTGCAATCGCGATTGTCGCTATTCTGGCGACGGTTGTGATAATCCGACCCCCCTATGCGCGTGATGCGTATAATTCTGAGGTGACTCATGAAAAAGCGTCAAGGCTCGCTGAAGAAGCGAATCAAGAGTACTGCAGCCCAAATTCAACTGGGCGTGGTACGGGTTTTTGTAACTCACTATTGCGGGAGTATGCCGTGGAAGGATATAGCCTTGGGCGCCTTAAGGGCCCGGGACTACGCCCGCCTGCTGGCATTGAGCAATTCGATCAGCAATGATCTTATATGTTCATGCTCCCTTGATGAAACTCACGAATCGACGTATCGTGATGTTAATGCTTTTGCATTAGCTAGTCAATTTGTTGCACTTGTTAGCAAATACCAATACTCCTCCGGGGATATCCCCGGAGCCGACCCCGAAGCACGCGCGATCCAGGACTTCCTGGCCGCAGAACGCCGTAATACGCGTTTGAACAAAGTGTTCCGTGCTCATTTAAATCGAGGTACAGATAGGCATTGGTCGATCCCTCTTATCCGCGATGTTTTTTGCCGCGTTTTAGGAAGGACTCCTCATTACGAGGATATTTTTTCCAAGTGTGACTTCAGTGGTGGTGCCTCCGTCGGACATTCCGGTGAGCTGACCCACATGGCTGTGAAGCTGTGTGGTGAGAAGCTTACCGGGTCTTTCAGGGCATTGGACTACTTCATCGAAGCCGTGCGAAACAACCAGCATTACGCTGAAACGTTCATGCGGTGGGGGAATGGATTTTGTTGCTTCGACCATCGTGAGATGGAAGAGCAAATCCGTTCCGCACATGAAGATGTCGATTACAATATGGTAATAGTCGTACCTAAGAAAGCCGATATAGGTCGTACTATCGGCAAAGAGCCTGAGATACACAACTTTTTACAGAAAGGAATAGACCTTTGCATGCGCCGTTTACTTGTGCGCAAGCTCGGAATAGACCTGAGTGATCAGTCTGCGAATCAAGCCTTATCATTGATTGGATCTACGGAAACGGATGATCCTTACGTCACCATAGATGTTCGTGGTGCCAGTAACTCAGTGTTAACGGAACTAGTCCGTAGCGTGTGTCCTCCTAGATGGTTTCGTTTATTCGATGCCACTAGATCCCACTACTATATGATAGATGGTACTGTTACACCGTATCAGATGTTTTGTAGTATGGGTAATGGCTTTTGCTTCCCACTTGAGTCGCTCCTCTTTGCCTCAGTCTGCATCGCTGCAGCGAGACATATGGGCGTACCTCCAGACTACCGCGTATACGGCGACGACATAATCGTTCGTCAAAGCGCAGCTTTGGTTGTCATAGAGATACTTGCGGCCTGCGGATTCCGCACAAACGTTCAAAAGACATATGTGCATGGTCCGTTCCGTGAGTCTTGTGGAGCTAACTGGTACAGTGGCCAGGATGTTACCCCTGGGTATTTAAAAGAACCAATAACTACGCTTGGAGGTCTTCACAGTCTCCACAACGCGCTGCACAAGTACCCATTAGTTCAAGAGTACTTGCGCCAACAACCAATCGGTGATGGCTATGCAGTTGAGGACAGCCCGTCCTGGTCATGGATTACCGACCAGGCTTTTAGGGTACCTCTTGACGTTGCTATGCGTTACAATGGCACCAAGTTTAACAGAGAGACTCGAGACTTTGAGTTCACTGTCCTGCTTGGCGTGCCTGTCTCCGATGAGAATTGGAGTATGGCGAATCGCATGGGTGCAATGCCCCGCGACCATTTGGTCCTTACAGCGATGCTACGCGGTTCTACCGCTGACGCACCGTTCCACTATCGTCGTCGCACTTCGTATAAAGCTGTAAAAACTACGAAGATGTCTCTAACGCATAGAAAACCAATTGATCTTCTGGAATTTTATGCAAAGGAGAAGATGTACCGCGACAACGAGGCTGCATTGGGTCTACTGGCGTAAAGCCACGGGCCCACTCGGAGGGCAGGTGCCCCCCGATTAACGGCGCTTAAATCCGGAAGGAAATAAGTGCGTTTTATGGAGGTGAAAACCTTAAACTGAGGATATGCAGC